ATGGTGATAGTGTAAGTGCTCCTTCAATTATTCCCACTGATTTAACAGCTTATAAACAAGAAAAAGTAATAAAAACGAATCATTATTTTGAATCTCGTTTTAATGAAATAAAAGAAGAATATAGAAAGTTAATTGAGGCCTATAAATGGAATGAACTAGTATATAATAGTGATTTTAGGTTTGAACCAATTAAAGGCCATATTTACCATCTATATCAAAGAGAAGAAGATGAAACTTTATTTTTATCATTAATAGGTCCTGATGAATGGAACCAAATATTTATTGGTTCATTTAGACTGGATTCAGATGACAAATGGACCAAAGTAAATTAAAAATTATTTGGAGAAGTGAATTTTTCTTATTATGTTATATATGTATAATAAACAAAACATTGTAGCTAGGGCACAAGTTGTGTTTTAAATTAACCGGAAGCTTCGGCTCCACAAAATAAAAATGATATGAGTACATTAGAAATCTTTGAAAGGCATATAAGTCCTTTCGACATCCTTTTTAGGAATCACTTTAAATCTGACAGCACATTTCAACCTGTTGGAAATTTCAAACAACCACATCCACTTAATATTTTCTTTGACGATGCAGGGCTTCATTTTGAAGTTGCTTGTACTGGTCTTACTAAAAAAGACGTAGTATTAGATATAGAAGGGGATATTTTAAAAATTAGTTATACTAAACCAGAAAAAGAAGAATTTCATGAAGGAATGATTCATAATGGTTTATCTAAAAAGTCATTTGATTTAAGGTATAAAATAGCACCTAAATTTAATTTGGGTAATATTGATGCTACTTTAACAAATGGATTATTAGAAATTTTTATACCATTAGCTGAAGAGGCTAAACCAAAATCTATTAAGATTAAATAAAAGTTTTATTAAAAAAACGTGTCCTAGCAAATGTTTTTTTGTATATTGTAGTTATGAATAAAATCAAACAACTTACGACATTTAAGGATCCAAATTTGGAACCTTATTTTATAACTAAGGATGATCATTGTTACACAGTTCAAATGAGGGTTAAACCTAATTCCAATCACTTTAGAACAAAAGGTAAAGGAAAGGAATATATTAAACCTCAATGTTACTGGCCTAATTTATCAGGTGCTTTAGATTGGATTGCTCTTGAATTATTGCATGATAAAAAACAACATGAGTCATTAACTGAAGTTATTAATGAATTTAAAATTATTGAAAAAAGAATAAAAAGTTTTACAAATGAATTTAGAAGCACTATTTGACGCGGTTATAGTTAAACCTATTGAAAACGAGGAAGTTACTTATGGTGGTATTATTGTACCAGATATGGGTAAAGAATTAAATGAAGTAGGTGAAGTTTTAGCTGTAGGTCCTGGTAAACATACACACTCAGGAGAATTTTTAAAGACAACAATTAAAGTAGGAGATAAAGTAGTTTTACCTACTATGGGATTTACTAAACTTCAATTTGATGGAGAAGAGTATTATGTTGGTCCCGAAAATCAAATTTTAGCTAAAGTCAAAATCCAAGTAGAGGATATTTTAGCTGAAACAGAAGTAACTGAAGAAGATAAAGAAAATTTAACTGATATAAGTAATTAATATGAAAAAAGTAGAATTTGGAAAAGAAGCTAGAGCTAATTTATTAACTGGAATAGATATTTTAGCTGATGCTGTTGTTTCTACCCTTGGCCCTAATGGTAGAAATGTTGTTTTAGGAAAGGGTATTATTGAAGCACCTCAAAGTACTAAAGATGGTGTTACTGTTGCTAAAAGTATTGTTTTAAAAGAACCTAATCAAGAATTGGGTGTTCAATTAATTAAATGGGCAGCTATTAAAACTGCGGATAGAGCAGGAGATGGAACAACAACCTCTACTTTATTAGCTAGAGATATGATTAAAGATGGAGTTGTAGCTCTTGATAATGCTGAAAATGCAGTTCAAATAAAAAGGGATATTGATAAAGCAGTTAAAAATGTTATTTCACAACTTAAAGATATCTCGGAAGATATAGAAGGAGAGAATCAATTAGAACAAATCGCCACCGTTTCCGCTAATAACGATAAAGAAGTTGGTAAATTAATTGCTACTGCTATTGATAAAGTAGGACAACAAGGTGTTGTTCATATTGAATCTTCTAGAACGGGAGAAAATTTTATTGAAACTGTTGAGGGTATGCAATTTGCTAGGGGTTATAAATCACCTTATTTTGTTACCAATAATGATGATATGACCGCGGTCTTAGAAAACCCGGCTGTTCTTATTGTAGATGGTAGATTATCTTCAGTTAAAGAATTATTACCTATTTTGGAGGCAGTAGGTGCCCAAGGTAAATCATTATTAATAATCGCAGAAGACATTGATAATGAAGCACTAGCAACTCTTATTGTTAATAAAATGAGGGGTACTTTAAGTGTTTGTGCTGTTAAAGCTCCTGATTTTGGGGATAGAAGAAAAGTTATACTTGAAGATATAGCTATCACTACAGGTGGTACTGTATTTAGTAAAGATAAGGGAATGAAATTAGATAAATTCTCTTGGGATTGGTTTGGTGAAGCTAGAGTTGTTACTGTAGAAAAAGAACAAACTACTTTAGTTGATGGTAAGGGAGAAGCTGAAGTAATTGAAAAACGTATTTCTGAAATAGAAAAACAAATTGATAAAGCAAATACACCTTATGAAATTGAACAATTACAAAATAGATTAGCTAAATTTGTAGGTGGTGTAGCTATTATTCATGTTGGTGGTTTTACTGAAACTGAAATGAATGAAAGAAAGGATAGAGTTGATGATGCATTACATGCTACAAAGGCTGCTATTGAAGAAGGTGTATTACCCGGTGGAGGAGTAGCTTTATTATATGCAAGAGAAAGTATTAAAAACTTAAATACTACAGGTGGACAAATTGTTTATAAAGCTTGTGGGAAACCATTTGAACAAATATTAGTTAATGCAGGTTACAATACAACTGATGCTCAAATAATGGGTAAATATAAATTAGTTGATTCAGGTAATGATCATTGGGCTGGTATTGATATAGATAAGGGTAAAGTTATTGATTATAAGGAGGCAGGTGTAATTGATCCTACTAAAGTAACTAGATTAGCTTTACAAAATGCAGCTTCAGTAGCTGGTACTGTTTTACTTACTGAATGTACTATTACTGAAGATAGAGACTCTGATGAATTTAAGGAAAATGGTTACAACCAAAATGGAGTTCCTCATCCTTCGGTTGGAATGTAGTAAAAAATTTCGTATATTGTAGTTATGTCAAAAACAAAGGTTATAGAAGAGAATATTTTAATTGCTCGCAGAGTTCCACCAGGTGATAAATGGAGACTTGTTGCAAATGAACCTGATGGACCAATCCATAAAACGCTTACTGATACCTTGGAAGCTTATATGGTTAAAACTGGCTTTAAGGGGGAGTATAGATTGGCTCCCCTTAAAAGTGAGTTATATGCTATTTCTACAACTGAAGAAGAAGTAAAACCTGAACCAATTAAACAATATTCAATTTATGGAGAATACTGATCATAGTTTATTAGTAGAAAAATATAGACCTAATATATTAGAAAATTATGTAGGTAATAAAAATATCAAATCTGTAATATCTAAATATCTAGAACAAAACGATATTCAAAATTTTATATTTTATGGCCCCGCTGGTACTGGAAAAACTACATTAGCTAAATTAATAGTAAATAATTTAGAATGTGATTATGTTTATATAAATGCTAGTGATGAAAGAGGTATTGAAACTATTAGAGATAAAGTATCTAGCTTTGCTTCTGTAGCATCATTTAAACCACTTAAAGTAGTTATATTAGATGAAGCAGATTTTCTTACTATACAAGCTCAAGCATCATTACGTAATATAATAGAAACATTCTCCAGAACTACTAGATTTATTTTAACTTGTAATTATGTGGAACGAATAATAGACCCACTACAATCAAGATGCCAAGTATTAAAAGTAGTTCCACCAACTAAAAAAATTACAGCACTTCATTTACTTAAAATATTAGACCAAGAAAATATAAGACATACAGATGAAGATATAATTAGTATTGTAAATCAGTTTTATCCTGATTTAAGGAAATGTATTAATGCTATTCAAGCTAATACTGTTAATTCACAACTTAAATTAGATGAATCCGTTTTGTTTTCTTCTAATTATGTAAATGAAGTAATAAGTGAATTAGGTAAAGATAAACCTAATTTTAAAAATATTAGGCAAATAATTGCTAATGCTAATACAGATGATTATGAAGAATTATTTAAAGAATTATTTGATAGCGCAAGTGAATATTTACCAGGTAAGGAGGGTACAGTAGCTAGTTTAGTTAATGACCATCAGTACAAAGCTAATTTCCGAATAGATAAGGAAATTAACACTATGAGTTTAATCAATAATTTAATTTTACAAAAATGAAACCAGGAAACGTAGGAGGACAAGGGCCTCAACAAAGACAGATGCAAGTAGATTTAACTACTACTACAGCTGTTAAAAATTCAAAGGGTACAAGTGTATTCAAATCTGCAGTTATATTAAGAAAAATTTCTAAATATGTAGCTGGAACAGATGCTGATGCTATAATGCCTATTCCAGTATTTATTGATCCATACAATGATAAAATTGTAGCAGATGGATTGCCTATGGAATTAAGGGAAGAATTAGCAGATGAAAGTTTTTTGACTGAACAAACAAATGATTAAAAATATTTGGGATTGGCTAAAACAAATAAATTATATTAAGGCCGATCCCTCTTCTTTTTCTGACAAGGATTGGGATATTTGGAATAGTTACATGGTACATAGATTCATTTCAATGAATCAAGATTATGTAGATATAGTAAACGAAGTACAACAAATGCATCCTCAAAGTAAAAAAGAAATTTATTCTATTTATAAGGAATATATTCCTAAAAATAATAAGTGGAATAAATATATTAAATCAAATGTTAAACAATATAAATCTGATCTATTAAAATACTTATCTCAATATTGGGAGTGTTCCCAAAATGAAGTAAAGGAATATTTAAATTTCTTGGATGATAGCGAAATACTTCGTATATTGAATAGATTAGGTGTACAACAAAAAGAAATAAATCAATTATTATGAACGTAGAAGTATATAAATTTTTAAAAGCAGAAGCTGAAGCAGATAAAGCTAAAGCACTAGCAAGTATTAAATTACTAACTGGACATCCAGCTGGTATTGGTGATCACTCCACTAAGGATTATTGGGATAACTGTAACGAAGCCCTTAAACTATTAGCATCCTCAGAGGAAAGATTAGAAATACTAGAAAAATATTTTAATACAGCTCCCCCCGCTGATAATAAAGAACAAATAAATGGGTGATAGTGTAAGTAAATATTACGAATTAGTTAGTGAAGAAGAATTTGATAAAACAGTGAAAAAGTTAAAGAAAAAAACCGTTGATGGTTTAGGTGTTGTAGAGTTATTTGAAACCGAATATCCTGAATTAGCTGATGAATTTAAATCAATACAATCAGAAATGTATGAGATGTTTGCTCGTAAGCATTTGGATTATGGTTTAAATAATATTGCATTAGGTGGTGACTTAACTGATAAAGCTGATAAAAAATTTTCATTAACAGGTTTATGCATCAGACTAACTGATAAAATATCTAGACTTAAAAATCTTCTTTCTAATGGTAAAAATTATGTGAAGGGGGAAAGCATGGAAGACACGTTTATTGATATAGCTAATTATGGAATTATTGGCTTATTAGTAGGTCGTGATAAGTGGAAAAAATAATTTATGCCTAAAAAGGTACCTAAAATAGTTAGGGAGATTCAAAATAATCCCCCCGAGGAGATAAACTTTGCTTTTCAAAGAAATATATCTTATTCCCAAATGTCTATTTTTAGGAGCTGTGCTCATAGATGGAAGCTACAATATAAAGATAAGATTAAGAAGTTTGATTCTTCAATTCATACTGTATTTGGAACCTCAATCCATGAAAGTTTACAGCATTACTTAGATGTAGCTTACGAAAAATCATTTGCGGCGGCAAATCGGGAAATTGACTTAAATGAAGATTTTCAACATAGATTTATAAGTGAGTATCAATCACAATACAAAAAAAACAAAAACACCCATTTTTCAGATGCTGGTGAAATGAGAGAATTTTTTGAAGATGGTGTAGCTATTTTAGATTGGTTTAAAAAAAAACGTAGTAGATATTTTAATAAAAAAGGTACTTATTTAGTGGGTTGTGAGGTACCAATTGTAATTGCTCCAAATAAAATGTTTAGTAACGTATTATACATGGGGTATCTAGATGTTGTCACATATAATGAGAGAACAGATACATTTAAAATAATAGACATAAAGACCAGTACTAAAGGTTGGAATAGTTATGCTAAAAAAGATGAAAATAAACAATTTCAATTATTATTATATAAACAGTTTTTTTCGGAACAGTATAATATTCCTTTAGATAAAATAGAAATTGAATTTTTTATAGTAAAAAGAAAAGTATTAAGTTGGGATGATAGTAATATTATGTCACCTCATCAAGCGTATAGAGTTCAAACTTTTACTCCCCCTAGTGGAAAAATAAAGTTAAATAAAGCAAAAACTGCTATTAATGAATTTATAAAAGAATGTTTTAATAGTAATGGTAATATCAAAGAAAAAAATTATCCTGCAACTCCATCAAAATGGAATTGTACTTTTTGTCCTTTTAAAGAAGAACAAGAATTATGTGGAGAAGGAATAATTTATTGATATTTTGATATATGTATAAACGAATATAAATGTTATCAAATAATTAAGATTATGGCAAATAAAAAACCAATGACACTAACAAGTGTTAAAGTTCAAACTGATCTATTTAATGATTTCAAAATTGAGTGTGTTAAGCGAAA